CACTATGCTGTATCGCTCGACGGATTGCCTCTGTCGTCGTGGCGCTCCCGTGTAGAACCTGGCCCATAATGCATCCTTCCACTCGCTTGCGGATAATGCACCATCAATCGCTGGGACCAAACATCTAAGCGACGAAGGTATCGAATTGCCGATGGTCGAATTTATCCCCGGCTTTAAATCTTACGCACCAGCCATCGACACCTTTGAACGCGCCGTCCTCGAAAAGCGCATGCAGCACAACAATTCGCCAATTTTGAAATGGCAGGCGGGCAACGTGATTGTAACCCCGGACCCAGCCGGAAACCGCAAGCCGATGAAAAACAAATCGTTCGATCGCATAGATGGGATCGTCGCAGCAATCATGGCTTGCGGGGCAGCTGGAATAGACGAAGGACCCCAGGTTTACCGGGGGGACGGCATCATGTGGCTCTGATTATTCGCCCTTTTGGAAACCATGACGGACGACATGTAAGCATTCACCATACAGAGAGAGATAATAGTTACGCAATTCCGGAGGCTTAACCTTATGCCCACCTTGCACTTCCGCGCCTACAATCCGGTTCATTAGATCATATGCGACCCGTTCTGCTGAACCACTATCGGGGAAATTAGAAATTTTGACTTGGTCAGCCATTTAAAGTCTCCCTAAGAATTATTCGGATCGCTTCCGGCCTTGTTATGTTAGGCCCCCGCCGCCTGATCCAAGCGTCTAATGCGTCAAGCTGATCGGGCTGAAGCCGAACTTGAATCGGCGTCCCCTGACCGATCGCAGGCCGACCACGCTTTTTTGGATGCATTTTTTCGGTTGCGTTCACGATTTCTAGCAACCATAAAAGACGAGCCAGTGCAAGGCTCCTACACCTTGCACTGGCCCTGACCAAACCGTCTAGTCTGGAGACGATCATGGCTGTTGACGCCCGTAGCACGGGCGCGCCCTCGCGCGCATCCGAAATTCACCGCCGCCAATTGCTTGGCGGCTTAGGCATTGCTTCGCTTTTCGCTGCTTCTGGAACCGCGCGCGCCACTGAGGGCGCGCGCGATCAAGGGAGTAGTCTGATGAACATGCACACCGCCGTCGCCTTCCCGCATCAAGCGCACAGCCCGTGGGATGCAGAGATGCGTGTTTGGCGAAAGGCAAAATTTCGGACCGACACGCTTTGGGCGCAGATCAAGGGCCGCGACGCGACAGAGGCCGAAAGTGACAACTTGGATGCGCTGAGTGAGGCAGAGACCCAGGCGTGGAACCGGCTCATGTACATGCCCGCCCCCGATTGCGCGGCTCTGTGCTGGAAACTCGAACAGACCATGACGCCCGATGAGGATGGATACACCGGCTCATGGGATGCCAAAATTGCAAACCTGATTTTGAAAGACGCTAGGCAGCTATCCACACGTTGATTTTCGGATTGCGTTTTCAAATCGCAAAACATAAAAGGGTGGGGTAAATGGAGGAATCATTGGATTATACCCCCCACTCGCTGCTTGATGCTGTCAAGCTCGCCGCCAGTACCGCTGGCATGGAATGGGCCACCGCCCATCGCTACTATCGTGACCTTCAGGGCGTGAGCCGTTCGGAGGCAGAGGTGTACTGGCTTCCGAAGAGCATGGGCCGTAATATCTGGCACGCCAGCCCAAACTTCCTTGCTCGCTTTCTCGCGGCGATCGGCATGACCGATGACGCCACGATGGCGTGTGCGATCGTCTCCGTAACGTGGCAGTTTACGCCCAATGGTCGGGAGCGGCATCAGGTCGAACCGATCGAGTATCCGGTCGAGCACTTTCTCGCCAATCTACTGGCCGATCCGACCGCTGCCGATGCAGTCGAGTGGGTGGAATTCGATCCCGTGGAATTGCGTGTGGACGTTCGTTTCCGTGACGGCACGAGCCAGTTTTTTGCAGCCCCTCGCTCGAACGAAGAGACGCATTTTAACGCCGTTATCTATCGCCGTGGCGTCATCCCGGGCGCAGTTTTCTCTGGCCTGTCTCGTGCCATCAATTGGCGTTCGGACTCCCCGATAAAGGTGCCGCAGGGCGAGGTTGACCCCGAGGCATGAACAACTTCCCCGTCCACCTCTTGCGGCCGACGCGGCGCGGCCAACAACGAAAAGCCGGATGCCTGGGCGGGCGCGCAAGCGAGCATGAGGCACAATCCGGCAACGCCGCTCCTATCCATCGTCGCGAGACAGACGGTCCGCTCATCGTCGTGAGACTGACGAATTTCACCGCGCCGGGGGCATCCGCCCCCGGCCAGCATGAGGAACAGTAACGTGGAACCCCTGGCACAACTTCTCGAAAAGCGGGCCGCTTTGATCGCCCGTATGAACACTGCGCACACCGCCGATGACGGCGATGCGTTCAGCACGGCGGAAAACGAACTGCGCGCCCTCGATGCGCAGATCACCCGCGCCCGCGCCCTGGACGCGGCCGATCGTGCCGACCAGGGCACGGCCCTCAACAGCGAGCGGACTCCGGAATTTCGCAGCTACAGCCTTGCCCGCCGTATCGCGGCCTCGCTCGATCCGTTGATCGATGCTGGCCGCGAACTGGAGATCGAACAGGAACTGGCGCGCCGCTCGTCCCAGGAAGCCCGAGGCATTCGCGTGCCGCTCGAATACTTCGAGACGCGCGCGGCACAGACCACCGGCACCAGTGCCGCGATCGTCCCGGAGGACTATCGCCCCGAAATGTTCACCAGCGCCCTGACGGCCGCGACCGTCATGCAGTCAATGGGCGCAACTGTTCTCACCGGCCTGACCGGCAATGTCGTGATCCCGCGCGAAACGGGCAGCCCCGCTGTCGGCTGGGTTAACGAAAGCGAGGCACTGCCGACCGGCAATGCGTCGTTCGATTCGTTGAGCCTGACGCCGCACCATGTCGGCGCGATCACCGAATTGAGCCGTCAGCTGATCATGCAGGCGAGCCCGGCCGCTGACGCGATCCTTCGTTCGATGCTTTCGCGGAACCTCGCCTTGGAGATCGACCGCGCCGCCATCAACGGCAAGGGCACCGGCGCGGAACCGCGCGGCATCTTGAATGATCCCGATGTGGCGACCGTCGCCTATACCAATAACGATCTGTTCACCTTGACGAACGCGATGATCGCCAAGGCCGATCTCGATAACGTCAGTCCGACCCGCAGCTTCCTTGGAACGAATGGCGTCAAAGCCGGGGCAATGCTGCTGCGTGATGGCAACAATCGGGCAACGCCGTTGAGCGAGACGTTCCACGGGGAGACGACGCACTTCTCCAACCAAGTCCCTACCAATCTTGGCGCGGCTAAGGACGAACATGGCCTGGTCTACGGCAACTGGGCTGACTTCCTGATCGGCATCTGGTCGCAGCTGGATATCTTGGTGAACCCCTACGCGGAGTCGGCGTACAACAAGGGCAACATTCTCATTCGGGCCATGGCGACCGTCGACTTTGGGGTCCGTCGCCCGGCCAGCTTTGTCAGAGCCACCGGGGTGAAGCCCTACGTCATCAAGATCCCGGCCTAACCATGAGCGTCGGCACCCTTGAGCGGCGGCAGGCGACTGAGTTGCGGACCACGGACCGCAAGCTCGAGGGCTATGCCGCCATCTTCAACAGCGAAGCGCGCATCGGGACGTTCGTAGAAACGATCCTCCCCGGCGCTTTCCGCTCCGCGCTCGCTGGCGACGTGCTGGCGCTGTTGGACCACGATGCGAGCAAGGTGCTGGGGCGTACGCGTTCCGGCACCCTGCGCCTATGGGAGGATACCCATGGGCTGGCTTTCTCGCTCGACCTTCCCGACACCGCTCCGGGTCGCGACGCCTTGGCTCTGGCCATGCGCAGTGACCTGGGCGGAATGTCGTTCGGCTTGAATGTCCCGAAGGGCGGGCAAAGCTGGGCAGGCGACAAGCGCACCTTGAGCGCGATCGGCCTGAAAGAGATCAGTGTTATCTCCGCGTGGCCCGCCTATCCCGATACCTCGCTTGCCCTTCGCTCGCGGGAAGGCGCGGACGACAGCCGTCGCCGTCGCCTCATCATGGCGGAGCTTGGCGCATGGGCCTGATGCAACGCATCGCCGATATGGTCGGCTATGAGAAGCGCAGCGATCCGCAGGATCCGTCGTGGGCCGCGATCGCACCGGGCATCGGTTGGCCGGGCGCCCTGTCCGCCCGCGCGGCAGAGAACCTGTCCACCGTGCTGGCATGCTCGACCGTCATCGGTAGCTCGCTGGCCAGCATTCCGGCGCTGACGTATCAGATCGAGGACGGCAATCGGATCGAAGCCATGGGCCATCCGATGCGCCGCATCGTGCGCAACGGCGTCAACGATCAAATGTCGTGGCCGGACTTCCTCGAACACATGGTCGTATCGGCGCTCCTGACGGGCAATGGACTGGCGGAGATCGTGCGGGGCACGAATGGTCAGTTGCGGGGCTTCCGCTTCATCCCATGGGGGATGGTGACGGTTGCCTATCTGTCGTCGGGACGCTTGGCCTACGACGTGACGGACGGCCGGGGCGGTGCACGCCGATTGCTCCAATATGAGGTCCTGCACCTCCGCGACCGCACCGACGATGGCTTTGTTGGACGCTCGCGGTTGAGCCGCGCGGCCGATACGGTCGCAGGCGTTGCCATATCCAATCAATTCGCTCGTTCGTTTCTGGAGCAGGGGGCCTCCCCCAGTGGCGTTATCGAAGTTGCGGGCACACTGACCGATCCGCAGCGCACGATGCTCCGCAGCCAGTTCCAGAGCCGTCACACCGGCGCGAAGAACGCGGGCAGCACCCTGATTCTCGATGGCGGCATGACGTGGAAGGCCGCGAACATCAGCCCCGAGGACGCCGAGCTGCTGGAGACGCGCAAGTTCGGCGTCGAGGAGATCTGTCGGCTGTTTCAGGTCCCGCCCCCGCTGGTGCAGGACTACAGCCACAACACGTTCACCAACAGCGAAACGGCTGGCCGGTGGTTCGCTATGTTCACGCTCGCGCCATGGGCCCGGAAGATCGAGGCGGAATTTGCCCGCAGCGTCTTCCCGACCGCCAGCAACTACGAACTCGAACTCGACCTGTCGGGGTTCCTGCGCGGCGACCCGCAGACGCGCTGGGCGAACCACAAGATCGCGATCGACGCCAACATTCTCGACACCAACGAGGTGCGGGAACTGGAAGGCTGGAACCGCCGTCCCGACCAGGCGAACGAACAGGAGGGCACCGGCAATGGCGAATGAAATCGTCACCCTTCAGGAAGCCAAGCTCTACTGCCGCGTGGACAGCGACGAGGAAGATGCGCTCATCATCACGCTTATCCGTGCCGCAAGCGACGCCGCAATCGACATAGCGAGCGACTGGATGCCGGGCGCGGAAGCGCCCGCCCGCCTCAAGCTCGCGGTCCTGGCGCATGTCGCCAGCGCCTATGACAATCGAGATAGCGGCGTGGATAGCCCCGACGCCGCCCGTCGCCTGCTGTTCCCGCTCCGGAAACTGGACGTCTGATGGCCGCGCCAGCCCTCATTCGCGAAGCGGACCTGATGCGCATCCTCCACGCTTCGAAAAAAGCGGGCGTGGAGGTGCGCGTCGAGATCGAGCCGGGTCGGGTCATCGTGACCACCGGCAAGGCAGCGTCAGCCCCCTCAACCAACCCTTTGGATGATATGTTCGGATGAAACGCCGTTGGCTACCCACTCACGTAAGTAGCTACACCACCCGGCACGGGAAGGTGAAGTATTGCTATCGCCGCAAGGGGTACGCCCAATATTCATTCAAGTGTGAGCCGGGCACCGAAGGGTTCCGGAACGAACTTCGCGCCTGTGAAGATGGTCTGGCGGCTCCAGCCCTCGATCCCGGTGCTGATCGCGTTACACCGGGCACATTCGATGACTTGATCATCCGCTACTATCGTTCGGCCGACTTCCTTGATCCAAGTGAGCGTACCCGTGAAGTTTATCGCGGCGTAATCGAGCGCTGGCGCTCCCGATCGCGTCGCGGCCGTCGCTATGGAGAGATTGCCGTTCGCGATCTTGAAGCGCGCCACGTCGAAGCGATGCTGTCAGAGGTGCTACCTCACCGTACGGCCGCCAACATGCTGCGCAAGCGTCTGTCTGCGCTCATCAAATTTGCCATCCGCATAGGCATGGCAAAGACGAATCCCGTCACGGCAACGCGCCCTTTCAAAGTCGAAGGAACTGGTTTCCATACGTGGACCGAGGATGACATCGCCGCATATCAGGCGCATCACAAGCTCGGCACCAAAGCTCGCCTGGCGCTCGATCTCATGCTGTGGACCGGCCAGCGCGGCGGGGATGCTCGGGTGATGGGGCCGCAGAATGTCCGCGATAAGCGGCTGATTGTCACCCAAGAGAAATCCCAGGGCAAAGTTACGGTATCGCTGCCCATTCTGCCGCCGCTCGCAGAGTCTATCATGGCGACGTCGTCGAACGCGCTAGATGTTTGGTCCCAGCGATTGATGGTGCATTATCCGCAAGCGAGTGGAAGGATGCATTATGGGCCAGGTTCTACACGGGAGCGCCACGACGACAGAGGCAATCCGTCGAGCGATACAGCATAG